GAAGAATACAAAACAATTTACCCATATCTAGGCTATGACACCAGAGTTCTCAGGGTTTCTGTAAACGAAGATGGATGTCATTACGCCCATGTAGAGCGACTAGAGAGTTGCGATTAGGAGATATCAATGAATATCGATCAAGCAAAAAGAAGTTATGTTGACGAGTGCAATAAAGTGGGAAAGCTGGCTCGTCCTGTTTCGTATATGACTTTTGACAAATACAGTGAGCAGTACACGATCGGGAATAGATCGGACGGTGATATTGCAGACCTGCAACCCAATGGATTTGTAATTAGAATGCATTGGAGCGTGAACAAGTGACAGGGAGTTGAACGGTAGCCGTGGGACTGCCGCAAGCATACAGAGCCTGTCACTTCTCCCTACTCTGTATGCACCCCACCACAAACAAAAGGGGCGGCTCAATAGAGCCACCCCTAGTTCTTTGGAGAAAATCACAGTGAAAGTGATAAATAAAAGTTACAGGTAACTTCTTAAAACGTCAACAACTATCATCTGTACCAATTGGCTTCAAGCATTCCGCTGTAGCCGCCGCATATCCTGCCTTATCAACCAGACTATCCCAATGCTCAGGCGTAGCGCAAAGCCTCGCCGTCTTAACAGCATCAAGGCACAGCCCCACTTGCATGGGCGTGACCTCTGTGTCGAGTATTACACTCCACAGTCTGGCAATCCTCGTAAAATTATCCATTGGCGTACCGTAGTGGTCGCCCCTCGCGTCTATCGTGGTCGCGGCTTCTTCAAGCAGTTGCTTTCCCAGTCTAATCAAAACGGTGTCTCTCCATATTTTTTGACATCATAACGCGGCTCAGGCATATCCGCAAATGGATCATCAAGTTCGTTGGTGTATGTGGATGTTATCGGGTTGAAGTACAGGCTTGCCTGACCTTGTTGCCCCACCCATGAAAATCTGCACTTCCAAATATGTATTTGACTTTCTGTCTTTGATGGGTCTGGTCTATGCACTGTAAGCCCAACATCAGCTTTGGCAAACCATGCGGCAGAGCCAGAGATATCGTACCCTTTCGGCGGTGGTATTTTACCGTTCTGGTCGCGCATCATCTTTGTCGGGTGAGCCACAAACCAAAGATGTATACCATGAGACTGCGCGAAGACCCGCAGCTTTGTGAGCATGTCTGAAATCCAATCTGTCTCAGATATGTCACGGCTCTTGGCTATGTAGTTGTATGGGTCAATGATAGCCCCCCTGATGCCATTCCTCATGACGGCAACCTTCAGTCTCTCAATGATGCCCTCGACTGTCGCCATTGATCCATCGGCCTGATACACAAAAGAAAAGTGAGATTGAATAAACGCTTTACCACGTTCCAATTCATCTTTTGTCATTCGCGGGGTCATGCCTTGGAAGAAAGGCTTTTCAAGATACTTGCTGATCAGCTTGGCGATGTGGATGCGCGGCTCATTTTCAAATGAACAAATACCAAACTTCCAACCATCACGGGCTGCTAGGTTGACCATGATCTGGTCAATGAACTCAGACTTACCAGACGATGGATGGCCTGTCACCACGGTCAGTTGCCCCTCAACGATGCTGTAAAGATCATCTACATTCGGGTAACCAGTCTTCGCCCCTGAACCCATGCCATTGTCATAGATATCATCAAGCTGTTTGTAAAAGTGAGAGGCATCATATAAGCCAGCGACAGGCCAAGGCTTACAGAATGCAGTGATGTCATCCAGCTTTTTCTTGCCATGCTTGACCAGAACGTCATTGGCATCCTTGCAGTCCTCTGGGAACTCAATCTTCCAGCATCTGTCTTTGCCTATGCGTCTAGCAATCTCTTCTGCCATGGCTTGACCAGCGGTATCGCAATCTGTGGCGATAATTATCTTTGCCGCAAGGTCGATCTTCTTTTTAGCATCCCACAAGAACTTAAATTTATTGTCATCCTCTGGGTCAACCTGTGTATCTACAACCTTCATCACCGCGCCATTCGGCACGGAAACCACACTCTCATACCCAGCTTCAATAAACGAAAGGGCGTCCATTTCGCCCTCACAAATAATCAAATCATCATTTGTTGCCACGCTATCAACATTGAAAAACGACTGGGGGCTACCGTTGCAGGAGAAACCTTTATCCGAAAGGCTCCTGATCTTGGCTGCATACTGCTGCCCCTGATTGGTGTATGGAAATACGACACATTCGGTCTCTGCATTGACCGCTCGTATGTAAGTCGTTGATGTCTTGAGTCCTGCCTTATCTGCGGTTTGTTTTGAAATTCCACGATCTCGTAACCAAGTGATTGCATTGTCAGATAGGTTTGAGTAATCGTGCTTGACCGCAAGTTGCATGGGCTTTTTCCTTGGTGTGAATTGTTGGGTTTCGATCTGGACTTTGCCTGTCTCCTCGCAGTGGTGGCAATGATACAAAACATGACTATCGTCAACATTAATGGAAAGGTCTTTCATGCCCTTTTTTCTCCTAGTGCTGGAGCAAAACGGACACTGAACTCTGTGTTGCCCAACGCCCAATTTGTGCGCTGTGCCAATAAGGGAATTTTCAATTTTCATTTGTTCCTCCAAGAACTGCATCAACGATATGCCCAGAGAGGAACCTTGTCAAGGGTGACTTTTGAGTGAAGTTTCCTTGGTTATAATATATATAATTATAATATATATATATAATATATTAGTTATATATAACTATTCTTTTTCTAATAAATGCTTAATAAGTCTGCCCTTCATTTTAGCTATAGCTGGTCTCATCAACAAAACTTCTTCAAAGTTTTTTCTCATTTGATTGGCACCTACTGAGGCAAGATCGCAAACGGTATCGAAGTCTTGGGTGTTGATCCATTCGGACACAACTTCTTTTTGTTTTATGTCATCAAGGTAGGCATCTGAGATAGCTTGGGATATCACCTGTCTCCAAAGGCGACACTCTGACGACAGTTCTGGGGCTGTCTCTGTCAAGCGCCCAGTAAATGTTCTTTTGTTTAACTTGTCGGTCATTCTCGTAAACATACCCTTGCATACAATCTAAAATTAAACTTTCGTCCAAGTCAGGCCTTCTTGAAGCATAATAAATTAACATCTCAACACACACATCAGATGTAAATAATTCGTCCAGCTTCTCACATTGCTGAGAAAAAGTCTTTACATAATTTCTAGCCTTATCTGATTTTATAGAAACAGGCTTGCCGCGCATGGTAACAATTTTTCTACTGTTAGCCTTGCTCGCTGGCTCTCCAAGTATTTGAAATGTATGAACTTTCCTAGGCATAAATAAATCCAATCATTTGTTGACACATCTGTTTGTATATGGCATATAGGAACAGATAGTTGGGAGGCGTCATATGAATATTACAAACAATCACAATCTACCGCAATCATTTGTTAACTTTGCTCGTAATGACAAATACAGTAAAGGGCAATCCGATATATCTGTCACCACCTTGATAGATAGCCCCCGCGTTAGATTGCTCAGGGAAGCGAAGTCATCTGAAATGACATCAGACGCGGCAGATATGATCTGGCCTTTGTTTGGCACGGCTGTCCACCACATTCTTGAAAGCGCATCAGAGGATGAGGGGGTTGTCCTTGAGGAGAGATTGTATGCCACAGTCAATGACTGGATTTTGTCTGGGGCTGTTGACCACCAGAAGATCGAAGGCAACTGCATCAACATCACCGACTACAAAGTGACAAGCGTTTGGTCTGTTATCCACGGTAAGATTGAGTGGGAACAACAGCTAAACTGCTACGCTTTTCTTTCTCAAAAGAATAAAGGTATGAAGGTTAAGTCTCTCCAGATATGTGCCATCCTTAGAGATTGGAACAGGCGTGAGGCTGAGCGCAGAGAAGACTACCCACAAGCACCAGTCATCCTTGTTGACATTCCTCTGTGGCCTGACACAAAGAGGATTGACTACATCAAGGAGAGAGTGGCGATGCATCAGGACGCTCAGATCAATTATGATCTAGCGCAAGCCTTTCCATCATGCAGTGATGAAGAGAGATGGAAGCGTGGCGAGGCGTGGGCTGTAAAGAAAAAGGGTAACAAAAGAGCGCAAAGAGTTTTCGACAACGAAGCCTCAGCGGGAGAGTTTATGAAGGATAAAGAGAATTTGGAGATAGAACACCGCGAAGGTGAATATGTCCGATGTAAGGGCGACTACTGCGGTGTCGCTAATTTTTGCTCACAGTTCAAAGGAGATATAGTATGAGCAGTGTATGGGAGACCTTGTCAAAGGTTGACGTTTCGGATCACACCGAAGAAAAGAATGGCCTAACTTATTTGAGTTGGGCATGGGCTTGGGGTGAGGTAAAGAATAATTTTCCTCAAGCTAAATATGTAAAGCATATCTGGAATACAGAAACCTATCTCGACAATCCTGATCGTCCTGATCGTGGGTTGCCCTATACCAAGGATGAACATGGCTATTCTTATGTGGCTGTAACTGTTCGTATTGGTGAGGATGAGCAGACAGAGATTATGCCTGTTCTGGACTACAAGAACAAAGCTGTTCAAAACCCAGATAGTTTCCAAGTTAATACTGCTTTGCAGAGATGCTTGGCAAAGTGTTGTGCAATGCACGGTCTGGGTCACTACATCTACGCTGGAGAGGACTTGCCAGAGGGTGCGGAGCCGAAGGTTACTGTAACGTCATCAGACGGCTCCAAAGAGGTTGTAGAGGGTCTAAAGGTAGTTGCAGATGTCTTTAATAACTTTATTCCCGATTGCACTAATGTAGATACCCTGAGAAAGTTCTGGGGCGAAAACAAGGATGCATTAGACATATTAAAGAAGGGCGATTCAGCCCTTTATCAAAAAGTTCTAGGGAACTTTACCATTCATAGTGACAAGCTAAAAGGAGAAGCGGCATGAGTGAATATCCACCATCAGGAGTCTTGTTCTCTAACAAGAAGAAGACCAAAGAAACATCGCCTGACTACACAGGCAAACTTGAACTATCCGATGAGGTCATTAATGATCTGATGGATCAGCAAAGCAGGGGGGTTCAGAAGCCTGTCCTGTCCTTAGCTGGCTGGAAGAAGACCGCCAATAAGACTGGCGAGACATTCCTTTCTCTCAGGGGCAATAAGTATGAGGAAAGAACTCAAGGTCAAGCTGCCCCAGCCCCTAAACCAGTAGATGATGAGGTGCCATTCTAATGGGTGTTATTAAAAAAATCTTTAACTTCCTGTCAGGAAACCCCTGTTACAAGAAGCCTAGCAAAACCATCAAAGCTGTGGAGCATTATGCTGTTTATCAGTACAAAGATCCAGAAACCATGACTTATCAAATCAAATATGGGTGGCATAAGCACACAGCCCGATTGATGAAGGTCGGGGATTACGCTCTCCTGCCGGAGCCTCAGTCTGCTGGTTTGTACCAAGGTATAGTTGCCCTTCACGGTGAAAAGTCTGCGAAGACTAGAGCCATGAAAGATAATTTCAGAAAGGTGACAAGGGTAAGGTGAAGAAAAGCCCTAGGATAAGGTCACAGAAATACCTAAAGACCTTGCGTGGTTCTCCATGCTTGGTCTGCGGGTATGGCGCAGAGGCGCACCATATCATGTTCGCAGAGCCTAACGCTATGGGCATGAAAGTTGGAGACAATTGGTGTGTTCCTCTGTGCCACTCCTGTCACATGAAGCTGCATCACTTTGGTGATGAAAAGACTTGGTGGGATTTGCAGGGAGTTGACCCCAAAGAATGGGCTAAATTAAATTGGGAGAAGTTTAATGGATGAGAGCCTTTGTATTGCTTATGATCTAAAGCATCAGATTGAAAATCTGCCGGATGAGTATAGGCGAAGCACACAGGTTGATAGAGTTGAGACTGATCACGATATGTTGTCAAAGATATCCATAGTTATTCACGCTCTTGAAAGCCATCAGCAAGATATAAAGTGAGGATGCAGGTATGATAAATGCAGCAGATATGACTATCGAAGAGTTTTCCCAAAGTCTGGGTGGATTAAACGATAAGGTAATTAATTTCAAACTATATGAAGATGTTCCAAAAGACAAAAGAAAGAACCCCAGAAGCACTAGGGTTTTTACCAATGCTCAGCGTGGTAATTTTCATGGCAAAAGCAAATGGATAAGCTTGGTCTCTCATAACTCACGGCACAACTCTATGTACTCTTCAAAAGAGTCAGTCGTTAGACAAGCTATAAGTGGGTTAAGAGAACTCAACAACACGGTAGACACTGGCAAGCCAAGGCAAAACCAGATGAGGATAGATAGATGAATGAGGTCAGAGACGCGGCTGTTAACTTTGAGGCAGTAAAAATATCTATGTCTCAAGACAGAAACGGCATCACTCTAAGGCTGTCTTTGCACCCTAATGAATGCCCACCCAGCCTACACACTGATTGGGTTGGCTCCAGATACATGGTGGCGATGGTAAAGCTGAATGATCAGGAAGAGCCTGTGGTGCCTGAGCAGGAGCGCGAGATAAAGAAGATGATATCAAGCGCAGGAATGCTATGCCGGAACGAAGACTTTGGCATATTTATCGGGGCAGAGGATAACACGGAAGAGAGTATCGCCAACATCATGAGAGCGAAGCTGGAGATACACTCACGGACAGACCTTAGGAATAATTCTGAAGCCAGAGAAAAATTTAAAAAGATAACCGAGGAGTTTGAGAGATGGAAAAAGGGGTATCAACAATAGACGAACTGATTTCCATAAAGGATTTATGTTCAGCCCTGTCGATGACTAGGCAGTCTTTGTATAACATAAGAACAAAGGATGAGAGTTTCCCGAAGCCCATCATTCAAAACCCACAGCGGTGGACTAAGAAATCAATTCAAAGTTGGATTGAGTCTAAAGTTACATAGAACTTTTAGTGATCCCCTTCTTGGGGGTCACTTACAAATCCTTCACGGCGATGTTGCCACGTTTAACAAGAGCCTCGACTTGCTGGCTTAATCTTTCGATTACAGCCTTCTTTTGCGCTTCTGGTATTCTTGGATTGTCTTTGATCTGAGCCATCTGCCTAAGCAATCTATTCCTACCATTGTTAATGGATTTAATAATCCCAGCTACGCGCAGCTCGTCTGCATATTTTCTTCTAGTGCTTTGCACCAACTGCTGGTCTCCACGCTTCATGGCATCCATAAGAACTTCTCTTGCTTGCAGCACCCTATCTCTCTTCTCTATGAAGCGACCCAAGTCCTCACGGTCAGACACAGAGTAGACTATCTTTCTTCCAAATGGAATTTGCCTTACCATCTCTTCGTCAAAGCCATCTGTAAGGGCTTGCGGTAATGTAACTGTAGCCAAGTCGCCTGTTCTCTGGACAAACCTTCCAACACCACCAGTAAGATACTCAATCCAATACTGTAAAACATCTGGAGATACATCAAGAGTTCCAGACTCTATGTTGGAGCCATCAATATTATTAAGTGCCTGAGCAATCCACTTTGCAGACGGAGATGTTGTAGACCAGTATAACTGACTGTCAGGTGGTGGTGTTGGATCGAATGGAGATGTCTCTTTGTATATGGGTTTGTTAGCAAAATCTTCATTTGTGTATATGTCTATGAAAGGATCAGCAACTGTTGGTAAAACAAAGTTAAGAAAACTTTCAGTGCCGCCAAGTGGGTTAACTACATCTGCGGCAGTTCCAAGTATGGATGATCCTGCTTCGCCGGGGGTGTATCCACCTCTTGATGCTCTGCTTAAAGCTCTACCAGCATTAAAAGCCATATTCAATCCATATGGCATTGGTATGACAATGTGTGACCTGTCCGTTATTCCGAAATAATCTTTAAATACGATATTATGTTCCAATACATAATCTGGAACCTTGTCATAAACTAGCTGACCATCTTCGTCTTCATCTGAAACAAAGGCTTGTAATTGATCATTCAAAAGACCGGCAACCATAATACTTACCCAGATACTGCGAACCTTACCTGATCTTGTGGCGGCACTAAGTAGGGCAAATGTGCCTTGTAGAGATGCGTTGTAGAACAGGTACATTGAGTTCATAAGGCTCTTGTACTCACCGCCCTTAGCAAAATCTACACTGACATTACGAGCGGCAAAGGCGGCTCTTTCTTCACCTATCCTAGGAGCTAACGCTTTAAAGGCTGCAACACGAATAGCGTTCTCAACAACGGTGTTGTAGTTTTCCATCCATGACAACATGCTTCCGACACCCTTGCCAACAAAGCTGTTCTTTACAGAGTTCCACTGACCCCTAGCGCCTTGCTCAGCTATATCGTCAGTTAAACTTTTTATGCCAGCAACCTGATCACTCAAGTCGTTAATTTGGTTCGTTGCGTTCTGCCCTCCAGCTTTCTGGAATCTTCTAAATAAAGCGGCTCCAGTCAACTCAGATACTGGTACGTTAGGGTCATCCACAACATTGTTTCCCAATACAGCGACTTGTCTTACAGCACTCCAAGAATCCAAAAAGTTCCTTCTAACTTCTTTGACTATACCCTCCTGCTCATACTGATTGATGTTTACGCCAACAGTTTGCAAGTCTCTAAGAAGGTTTGTAATTAAAAACTCAGGGTTGTATGAGGTGTTGATGTTGGATAGGTATCTGTTGATCTTTCCCAGACCCTTCAC